TTTTTACGGATATGCTTGAAAATGAGGAGCTTGAAAGTCAAGACATCAATATGCGCCTTACAGAACATATTAAGGCAACCAACGAAGAGTTGAATGCTTGCGAAAAAAGGATCGAAAGCTTAACTCAAAAACTAAATGGTGATAGAGCCAAAAAACTAGAGAAGAAAGGCGTAAACACTCAAAACATTCTTTCTTTAGTAGAAGCCTTTCAAGACGAAGAGGAAAGACAAAGGCTAGTAATGATGGCAGAACAAAGACTGTCGCTTGTTGAAGAAGAGGCAGATAGATTAGAATCTTTAGACGAATACAAAGCTCGTATATTTGGAACAAGCAAAGAAGAACTCTTATGAGTGTTACTTGCAAACAATGTGGCGCTACATTTAAAACACTAAGAGGTCTTCATTCCCACGTTAAGGTTCATGGAGGTCAAGAGGTATATTACCATACCCACTATCCTCGCTTAGACTTACACGATGGATCTCTAATAAAGTTCAAGAGCAAGGACAGATACTTCTCTACATTTTTCAATTCATCAGAAAACAGAGAGGCTTATTATTCTTCTGCGTCAGTTTCAGAATCCCGTAAAGTATATTTAGAAGAATTTTTAGCTCATGCTAAATATAAAAACATAGACTTTATTCCTTGTGATAATTATTTTAAATTTAGTAAGCTCTCTGGTGTTAAGGTTATCAAAAAATTATTTGAATCTTGTGCTTGTTTTGCTGATCAATCTGATTTGAGGCAAATATATACAGAAAAATTGCCTAAGAGCTTTTGGGATAGAGACAAGGGACTAGATGAAATGACGGTCTTTGTAGACACTAGAGAGCAAAAGCCTTTTGAATTTAAAAATAGCATTATCAATAAATTAGATTTTGGCGACTACGTTGCTTCTGGAAATTTTTTTAATAAAACTTATGTAGACAGAAAGAGCTTAGAAGATTTCAAAGGAACATTTGGAAAAGGCTATCAAAGGTTCAAACAAGAAGCGCAAAGGGCAAAGCAGTTTGACTCTTATCTTTTTGTAGTTGTTGAAGCCAGCATAAAGCAAATAGAACAAGAAAATGAGAGTTCTAGGCATCCTTCCAAACTAAATTACATCTTTCATAACGTAAGAAACTTTCTTCTTTCTTATCCAGAGAGCAGTCAAATTGTATTCTGCGATAGCAGAGAAGAAGCTAACGATATAACAAAGCGTATATTATTTAACGGTCCTATTTTATGGGATTGCGATTTTCAATATTTTTTAGATCAAAGACATGGCTTGGAGTAAAGGAATTCAAGGTCATCGCATGGAGTATTCTGCGAGGGCTGTAAACGAAGAGGTGTTAGAGAAAGAGGGTTTTATCCAAGAGGGTGAAGCTAAGGTTCTCTTATGTAAATTTTTAAGGAATAACATTTCATTAGCATCAGAGATGATTATTGGGATGAAGCTGTTTCCTTTTCAAGCAATGCTTATCAAGGCAATGATGATTGGCGACTTCTCAATGTTCGTGCTATCTCGCGGTATGTCTAAAACGTGGTCTGCTGCGATTTATGTGATGCTTCAATTAATATTCAGACAAGGCATAAATATTGGAGTTCTTTCTAGTGGTTTTAGACAAGCTAAATTTATATTGCAAAAATGCGAAGACATACTCAAAAAACCCGCCGCTGCTATGGCATCTCCTATGTTTACTTTACAGAAAGGAACAGATCAATGGACTTTGAGTTGTGGAATGAGCAAAGCTATGGCGCTACCTCTAGCAGACGGTTCTCGACTCAGGGGTTTTCGTTTTTCTGTTCTACTATTGGATGAGTTTTTAAATATCCCAAAAAATATTTTTCAAGAAGTTATTCTACCTTTTCTTGGGGTTATCGACAACCCGACAGAGCGAGAGGACTTGGCATTACTAGAAGATGAATTGATTGCCAATGGAAAAATGAAAGAAGAAGATAGGTATAAATGGATCAACAACAAACTGATCATGCTTTCTTCTCCTTCTTATACTTTCGAGTATATGTATGAACTTTATTGTCAATACAGAGATGCTATCTTAGGTGTTGATATTAGAACTGATGCAGATGAAGAGTTTGATGCAGATGCTTACAGGATTATCTTTCAATTGAGTTACGATTGTGCGCCAAAGGCTCTTTACGACAAAAATCAGCTTCAAGTAGCAAAGCAAACCATGTCTGAGGCTGTATTCAATAAAGAGTATGGAGGTCAATTTGTATCAGAATCAGATTCATATTTTAAGCTTTCTAAAATGGCAGCTTGCACAGTTCCAGACGGAGATGCACCTTTTGTTCAGATAGCGGGGAACCCTGACCGCAAGTATGTGGTCGCAATTGACCCCTCTTGGTCTGAGGACAGCGGCTCTGATGATTTTGCTATGGAAGTATTCGAATTAGACGAAAGCTCTCAGAAGGGCTGTCTGGTCCATGCTTACGGTCTTGCTGGAACAGGACTTAAAAAACATATTCAATATTTTCATTATCTCATAACTAATTTTAATGTTCAATGTGTCGTATTGGATTATGCTGGGGGCGTTCAGTTTGTTTCTGCTTGCAACGAGAGTGAGCTATTTAAAGAAAGCAAAATTAATCTTAGTGGCATAGAGACAGAAGGCGAGTTTGATAAGCCTGAGACATACCTTAAAGATTTAAATACCTTCAAAAGAGAACTGGCTCCGACTCAGCATAAGTATTGTATTTTAAGAAAACCTTCTTCTAATTGGATTAGGCAAGCAAACGAATTGCTTCAAGCGAATATTGATCATAAAAGAATATTATTTGCTGCTCCAGCACATGATGAAAATTTTAACAAACAACGGAAGAAAAATATTCCTATTGAAAACTTGAAATGGGATACAAGAGTTAAAAAACAATCTTCTGGTGCTGCTAAAATTGATTTCTTAGATCATCAGGTTTCTAAAATAGAACAGACAAAACAACAGTGTGCTAACGTAGAAGTGGTGACAAATCCTCAAGGCTCTCAAACCTTTAGATTGCCGCCACATATGTCTCGTCAAACTGGACCGAACAAACCAAGAAAAGATAATTATTCTGCGCTTGTATTGGGTAATTGGGCTATCAAAACTTATTTTGACGCAATGAATACAACAGAAGAAGTCAAGACCTTTGACACCTTTACGCCTTTTGGTGCTTGATTACTTTACGGCTTCAGTAGGCCAAGGTTTCCAGCCTATTTTATCTTTAGTGTGTTCTCTACCAAAAAAGTGATCAGCTTCATGTGAGGCTATGTATGATAACGATTTAGGGTCATTTTGAAACCTATCCGTAATACCTACTGATGGGGGTATGATGCCCCCGCCCTTCTGGAAGTATCCATAAGTTTCACCCTTGTAATGAGGCGACCACCGTGGACCATACCTTCTTGGGAAATAACTTATTTTTAAACCCACTTGATTATCAGACTCTTCAAAAAATGTCTTATATCTATGAGCGCCCTTTGACTTATTGAAGCCTTCGATCACACCAGCCTTGGCATCTTCTTCCCACTTTGGAACATCTCTGTAAATGTTTTTAAAAACTATCTTTTGAACAGATACTGATTCTTCTTTTGTAATTGGCTTCTCTGGAGTTTTTTCTCTTACGCCTCCGCAACTAGAAAGAAGTAATATTACAATTGGGTATAGCAGAAATAAAAATCTTGTCATTTAAAGTAATTACACATATATTAAATCGTTTAATGTGTAATTTATTATGATGAGAGTTTCCGATAAACAGTATAAACAGCTTTTGGATATTCAAAAAGCATTTGAATGGGAAGGTGTTAAATTAGACTCATTATTAAAAGAAATGAAAGAACAAGAAGATGAGGAGCCTATTGAGGTTCCAGTTGAGCCTACTGGAAAAAAGGTAGCCATATGTGTCGGTCACAGTAGAAGTGGCGATAACGGAGCGGTTAATACTGACGGAGTTTCAGAACACACATACAATGGTCAAATCGCTCACAATCTTAGCCAAAAATTATCATCTCACGGTATTGAAAGTAAAGTTTTTGATTATTACGAAGGCAGTGGTTATGGATCAGCTATGTCTTGGATAGGGGATCAGGTTAAAAAGTATGATGCTGACATAGCTATTGAACTACATTTTAATAGTGCCTCTCCAAGCGCGGCTGGTTATGAATATCTTTACTGGCATTCAAGTAGCTCGTCCAAAGCTTTAGCGGACTCTTTTCTAAAAGCTCAAGAAGAAAAGACCCCGCAAATGAAAAATAGGGGCATCAAATCTAAAACTTCTAGTGATAGAGGCTCTGGCTTCCTTTCAAAGACTCATTGCCCTTCTGTTATTACAGAGCCTTATTTTGGTTCTAATCAGGAAGAGACTACTTACTATAGAGACAAAAATATCTTGGAAGAAATTTATACCAAAGGTATTGTAGATTACTTTATAGGATAGAGTCTAACCCAAGACTTTCTCAAAGAGTTTCATCATATTCATGTCAATGTTACTTATTTTTGACTTTGATATGATTTTTTCGGGCATTTTAGAAATAAGTTCTGATCCGTAAACTTCTGTATAATTATTCATCCATTTTCTTTTTAAGAAACAAAAATGGTAGTAATATAAATATAAGTTAGCCGACTTAGTATAATCCTTTACGCAAATTGGAATATCAAACTTTTTTATAAGTTTTAAAGACCTTAGCTCGCAGTCCCTTTCGACAAGTATAACGTCAATAAGATCGTCCCAAAGTCTTATGCCGTCGTTACTTTCTTCTTTTGCGAGCCAATCCCAAAAGCGGGTTACATCCGAACCCTCTACCCATAAAGGTATTTTATCTACAGCCTGAGTAAAATGAGCGAATTCATGGACGAACACTTCCATGAACTTAGTGGATTTACCAGCTATAATTATTTCTTTTCCGTCGCAAGAGCCGCTGTGCCTTCCACCGTCTGACAGGTATTTTACATTTTTAATAATTAATCGTCCGTTATTTTTTATGATGTAGTCTTGAGCATATTCAAGGAAGGGTTGGAAATCTTTTTCAAAAACAATATCCTTATGAATTCTAATGTTTTTCATTTATAACTATTACACAAGTCAACGCTCGATCTTCACTCCATGTAAGTTATAAGATTATTCTTTTAAATTGTTTTTTCTTTTTAATCTGATTAAAATACAAATAAGAAAGAGATAAAAGTCAACAATTTTTTAACTTTGATGACTTTTTGTGTAAGAATAGACATGGCAAAGCGTCCCTATAAAAAACGTAATATAGAATACTGGAACAACTTATCAGAAGGAAAGCTGCAAAACACTCCACCTACACAGCCTGTAGAGAACGTTAATACAGATTTTGAGCCGTTTACATTTGGAGATCCACTTCTAGATTTGGAGTCAAACGCTAGTGCTAGTAGATTAAGTAATCCAAGTGGAAGAAGAAAAAGCAGAAGCAAAAACCTTGTTGCTACTGGAGGAATAAGAGATAAGTATGCTAATATTGATGAAGGTTTGCTCCCCTTTCACTATAATCGTGATTGCGTTGGAGTTTCTGACGCTGTTCTTCTTTGTCAAAAAGCTTACTTTAACATTGCGGTCTTCCGAAGCACTATTGATCTTCTGTCTGAATTTGCAGATGCAGAGCTTCATCTGAAAGGTGGAAACGCATCGAGTCGTAAATTTATTAATTCTTGGTTAAATCTTATTCGTATTCACGATCTAAAAGAACAATTTTTTAGAGAGTATTATCGTTCTGGTAATGTATATCTTTACCAATTAGATGCAAATGTCATGCCTAAAACGATAACTAACTTTGGGCTTACTTCTCATGCTGCTAAAGAAAAGGTTCCAGTAAAGTATATTCTTTTAAATCCATCTGACATCAAGGTTGCAGATCAATTGGCTTTTGGTAGCTTTGCTTATACTAAAACACTTACGCCTTTTGAAATTGCTAGACTCAAGCACAGAGAAGATGATCCAGAGGCTCAGAAGATTTACGATGGACTTTCTGAGAAGGTAAGAAAGCAAATTGAGTCTTACAATGCAGTCAACACTTTGAATCAAGAGATTCTACTAGACTTAGACGTAGAGCTTTTCCATCCTGTATTTTACAAAAAACAAGATTACGAACCATTGGCAGTGCCATTAGGCTTTTCTGTTCTTGATGATCTAAACAAAAAGGCAGAACTTAAAAAGATAGATCAAGCTATGGCTCGCTCTATTGAAAATGTTATTCTTCTTATCACAATGGGCGCAGAGCCAGATAAAGGAGGAATCAATCATAAGAACGTGGCTGCAATGCGTGAATTACTTGAAAGCAATAGCGTCGGTCGAGCTATTGTTTCTGACTACACCACTAAGGGTGAGTTCTTGCAGCCTGATCTTAAAAAGGTCATGGGCAAAGAGAAGTATGAAGTTCTCAACAAAGATATTCAAGAGGGCTTAGGAAACATTCTTCTTGGAGAATCTAAGTATTCTGATACAGAACTAAAAGTTCAAATATTTTTTGATAGACTTGAAGATTCAAGATCAAGATTTCTAAAAGACTTTCTACAGCCTGAGATCAACAAAGTTTGCAGGAAAATGGGCTTTAGAGAAGTTCCCAAAGCTGTCTTTAACAAAAAAGAGACAATAGCAAAAGAAAGTTCTCAAAGACTTATTGCTCGCATGATGGAGCTTGGTGTTCTAACTCCAGAGCAGGGAATGGAAACCATTAACAAAGGTCATTTCCCGAAAGCTGAAGAAATGGAAGCTTCTCAGAGAAAATATCTGAAAGCCAGAGAAAAAGGGTATTATGTTCCTATAGTTGGTGGTCAGGCATTGATAAAAGAAGATGTGGGCGAAGATGCAGAAGATGTTGAAGCTATTTCAATAAATAAGATTCCTAACGAGAAAAAGAAAACAACAGGCATGAGCCAAAAGAAATCCGCAACCGTCTCTGCTCCTTCTGGTGGCAGACCGATGGGCGCAGTTTCTTATTCTAACTCAGCTTTGATGGAAGTAGTGGAATCAGCTAAAGGTCTTGAATCTGTAGCCAAAGAAATCTACAAGAAGGAATTGGGGATCAAGCGTTTCAATAAAGAAAAGAAAAAGCTTATAACTGATCTTTGTAGTGCGGTTATTATCAATTCTGATGCTACGAATTGGGAGCAAGATTTAGAAGAAGTTATTTTAAATAACTCAAAACTTTTAAGTTTAAGCACTCATCCTAGTGTATTAAGTCTTGCAGCAGAGCATCAACT